GGTCACGGTTGTGGTGGTGCAGTCCATCCAGACTTTGTTGTTGCAGCTGCTAGCCAGCACGGTGAGTAGCGCCGCCGTGATGGCGACGCGGGTTCTCATTGAATAGGCCTCCCAATGGCTCTAATGGCGACGATTACAAAGATTGCGGCCGCGCCTGATGCGCCCAAAATGTATTTCATTGTTCTTCTGCCTTCGGTGACGGTTGGCCTTCTGGCGACCAACCCGAGGCGAGGAGTTCGTCGTATTCTTGGTCGGTCATTTCTCGGTCAATTCCGTCGATGTGTATTTTCATGAGTCCCTCAGTCCATAGACGCGGTATGTGCCGGTTATGTTTGCGCCGTAAGTCATCTGAAAGCCGTCGTAGGCTGTTTGTACGTCGTGGTAGCCGCCCACGGACGCGACGTAATTACCGTCCGCGGCCGTTCCCGAATACCATGTTCTGTCTGCGATTTGTGGGCCGAAAATGTTTATGTCGAATACGTTTGCGCCGCCTGCGCTGCCGCTGCCATTTGATCGCCCGACAAACCATCGGGTTGTGTTGCTGGCTGCTTCTAGGACGTTGCCCGCTCCGTAGGATGCGCCGACGCGCACGTTGTAGTAACTAACAGAACTATTTGTTCCAGACGCTCGAAGGTTTATTTGTCCTTCGACGGCTCCCGCAGCGGTGTATGCGGTGATGTGAACGACCAAACGGTAGTTGCGATAGGTCGAGGTAAAGCAATTATTGACGATGACATTTGAAACGCCCGAAAACGAGCCTCCCGTGACTAATACACCGTAAGCGTTTGCCAGGTAGGTGTTGGTGTCGGCGGCGGTGAGGACTTCGCCGGTGGTGAATGTTTTGACTGCCATTAGAACCCCAATGCGTTGTTGTTTAGCCGTCCGAGGATGGCATGGTTGAGTGTAAGAAAAGCGTACGCGGTCGCTGGTGACAGGCGCACGGCAATCGTGGTTTGGTTTGGCGTGGCACTGATCGTCATGCCTTCCAAGACGCAATTGTAATTAGTGCTTCGTAGGCGCACTGTGATTTGTTGGCCGAGCACAAGGTAGGCAAGCGGCGTTGCGTTGACCCACGTTTTGACGTTCGTCGTGACGCTGTTCGGGGCCGCGCTTGACTGACTCAGCACCACGTTCAGGTAGCCCGCAAGGTTGGCCGCCTGGCTGGTCGTCTGGTCGTAACTGTCGACCGAGAACGAGCGACCGAGATCGCCGGCGGTTTGAGTTGCGAGGCCGGCAGGGTTGACGACGGTGCCGTCGACGTAATCTTCGGCGAGCGACGCAAACGCAATGCGGTCATAGGGGATTTTGTATGTCGTGGTGGCTGTGTTGTCGTCGGTCAATGTGACGAACGGGCCTGCCGTTGCGGTGCCGCGCTGGAACGCCACGATGGTGTTTTCAAAGTCGTAGTCGGCTATGTATGCCTGTTCGGTTGTGGCGAGTTTTTGGAAATACGGGATCGGGTTTTCATCGGTCACGGTAAACGCGCTGACGAAGCTGGCACCGATGCCAGTTGATTGGGTGAAGTTGACTGGGGCGTCGGTGAGCAGGATGCCCATTGAGTAGATGGTTTCGTCGCCTGCTGTGATGGTTGCGCTGACGTTTGACCTGCCAGCGGTGGCTAGGGCGGCTTCGCAGGCGATTTCCCAGGTGTCGCCGTTGGTGACGAAGTCGTATTCGATTTTGATGTCGGCGACGCGGAACCAGTAGTCGTAGGAGACGCTGGTGTTGTTGATTTTGATGAAGTCGTTGATGGCGAGGCTGGGCAGGCTGCTTGGCACTCGACCTGTGATGATGGCTGTGCTGGGGCGCCATTGGTCGGTCACTTTGTTGCGGCCGAGCTGCATGACAATCGACTGCACGTTGTTGAGTTGTGTGTATGTGCCGCCCTCGGTCGTTGACCGGTACACCCGCCAAGTGAGATCAGCCATTAGGCGGCCGTTCTGATTGGCACGACACCGTTTTGGAACATGTAACGACGGAGCGCGTCGACGACCGCGTTCGGATCGCCGCCGTTGACGTTGATTGTCACGTTGGTGGCCATTGAGCCCATGCGGTCAAGCGGCACGACGGCTTCGGGGCCGGCTTCGCCGATTAGGGCCAGCGTCGGGCTGTTGACAATGCCGCCGTTAGCCAGCTCGGGAATGTTCGGCACGTCAAAACCTTTGCCGCCGATGCCAGGCACCCACGACGGTACCTTGAACGACAATTTGCCGATCGTGTTGTTCCACGCTTTTGCGATGCCGTTGAACAAACCTTTGTAAATGCCGATGTAGGTCGAGACGGCTGTTTTGATGGCGTCGACAACGCCGGTGAACGCGGCTTTCAACGCTCGACCGATTGAGTCAACCACGTCGCGGAACGGCTCGAACTTTTTGTAGGCCGCGACAATGGCGACGCCGATGGCGACGATGGCGGCGGTCGCCAAAACGATCGGGTTGGCAGACATGGCGAGGTTAAACGCTTTTTGCGCGACTGTGGCCGCCGTCGTGATAACGGTCCAGGCTTTCATCGCGGTGTTCGTGATGACGACCGCTGCGGCGATGCCGCCAAACGCGACACCGAGTTTGACGACCAGGTCAGTGTTTTCGCTGATCCACTTTGACGCCGACTCCAGGTACGGCAGCAGTTTCTCGATAATGGGGATGAGGGCCGCGCCGATTGACTCTTGCGCTTCGCCGATAGCGACACCCATGCGCTTAAAGCGGCCTTCGGCCGTTTCGGCGGCCGCCGTTGATGCGCCACCGAAGGTCTCTTCCATGATTTTGCCGAGCTCTTGAAACGACGCGCCTTCCTTGACCAGGCCGCGCATCGACGGGTCAAGCTTCGCCAGGGCCGTCGTCTGACCGTTGTAAGCCTTGGCCAAACTTTCAGAAACGGTGACCAAATCTTTGCCCGTCGCCTGACTGATGTCCATGGCAAGGCGCAAGTTGTTTTGTGCCAGTTCGGCCGAGCCCATGCCTCGGGCCAATGTGCCGAGGGCGTTACGGAGGTCTGTGTCGGCGACGCCAGTAGCGAGCGTCATCGCCGAGATCATTTCCTCGGTCGCCTCGACCTGCTTGTCGGTTGCCAGCGTCGACGCTTTAAGTGTGCGGGCCAGTTCGGCCGCCGACTTCTGATCCTCCATCGCCGCCTTGGCGGCTGCGCCGCCGGCGACAGCCAGGGCACCTAATGCGGCCGCCGCGGGCACTGCTGCTTTCTTGATAGCGAATTGGGCTTTCTCGCCGGCTGTTTCGAGCTGCTTGAACTGTTTGACGGCTTTGTCGATGCCGCCGCCGTCGAACTCGGTGATTAACGGGATTTTGATTGCCATTAGGCGAGTTCCTTTGCGGTCTGGCGCATGACGTCGCTAACGGCCGACGATAGTTCGCGGGTCACCTGGTCGAGGTTGCGTTCGGCTGCGGGCCACATGACGCGGGACGGCCTGTTGAACCTGTCGAGCGCGGTGGCCAGCGGGTTGGCGTTGCGTTTGCCGGCCATGTCAATAATGGTGGCTGCGGCGTCGCGCTGTACGACCGCTATAACGGCCGTTGCGCCCCGTTTGGTGTCGACGCGGGCCTGGACACCAGACTTGGCTTTTTTCTGGCTGTAGGGCAGAATTTGGCGGCCTCGGGGTGCCCATTTGCGGGTCATGCCCGACAGGTACTCGGCAGGGTAGGCGTTCTGTGCGGCGGAGACGATCGGCTGCGCGATCTGCTTGACATCCTTGGTGAACTGCTTCCGCAGGTCTGGGTCGAGGCGGCGGAGGGCTTTGATGGCGTCAGCTGCACCGACAAACTCTGTGCGGACTGTCGTCATCGTTTGCTTGCCTTTCTCTGCTTGTTGATGATGTCGATTGCGGTTGCCATGTCTCGGGCCTCGAACGGAATGTTCGGCGGCCAGAATCCGGTCGCTACAAGCAGTTCGGCTAGGCCGCGGCTGTAGCTCCCGGTGGCGTAGGGTTTTGATCTTCGGTGCCGAGCACGTCCAGACTGACGATCGTTTTCGCGTATTCGTCAAACATGAGCGGCACGGTGATCCCAGCCGCCTTGGAGGCTTCGTAGGCCAAAAACGCCAGGTCTTCGGCTCCGATGCCGGCGGCCAGGTCGCCTGCTCGACGCTTGTATTTGCGTTCCCAGCTAATGACGTTGAACAGGGTGGTGGTGACCACGTTGGGGCCGCCGCCTGTGTCGACGCTGATGCTGATTTTCATGTGTTGTCTCCTTGCACGGTTGGAGTCGGTTTGTTACGGGCTGACGATGTCGCGGGCCCAGGTGCCGCCGGTGAAGGTGACTTCCTGGGTGGAGAGCTCACCGACGGTCGAGTTGATCGGGGTGAATTCGGCCAACATACAGCCGGTGATCG